TGATAAAGGGATTGGTCATCGAAGACGGAAGCATAGGTGGCAAGGCCCTGGATGCATTCGTTAACGGAGACACTGACATTTCTAAAGGATTGGCCGATCAACTTAAAAGCATAACAAACTCTTTGCTTAATCCAAGCAAGGGTGGAGCCGATGCATTTGATACAGGAGATAATTTCACAGGAGCAGGAGTTTCCGCACAGTATGGTACTCACGGATTCCAGGATTTCGGATCAGGCACACCAGCCGTGTTGCACGGATCAGAAATGGTTTTACCCGAAAACAACATCGGAGACCTGGCCAGTAAACTTTTTGAAAAGATTTCAAAAACTTCAAGCAATACATCAGAGTCAACAGTGAACAACACAACCACGAATTCTGCCAATACAGTCGGGGTAGACATGACAGTATTGAACAATAACACAACAGAACTCATAGATTTAAACAAAAAGTTGGCAATGCACTTAAATACGCTTGTAACGATAGGTGCTATGACAGAAAAGAATACCAAATCAACCAATATTAATCTTGCAAACATGGGCGGAAGTCTAGTATAATAACTTTATGGCTTGGAAAAAATATTTTAAAGACGCAAACATGTCTCCAATTAGTGGGGAGAAGGTACCAAACTTCGCGAAGAGGAATTACAGTTCCTATCTTCCCGATGTTTACACAGGACACCCCAACAGGATACAGAGATACTTCCAGTATGACCAAATGGATTCAGACTCGGAGATCAATGCGGCACTGGACATCCTGGCAGAATTCTCAACACAACAGAACACAGAGAACGAGACACCGTTTGATCTAGTGTTCAAGGATGAGACAACAGAGCATGAGGTGAAACTTCTCAAGAAAGCACTACAACAATGGACAAGATCAAATCAGTTCCAGAAAAGAATTTTTAGAATATTCAGGAATGCACTGAAGTACGGAGACTGTTTCTTTGTGAGGGATCCAGAGACCATGAAATGGTTGTACATTGACAACGCAAAAGTTGACAGGATCGTTGTAAATGAATCAGAGGGAAAGAAACCCGAACAGTACGTTATCAGGGACATCAATCCCAACCTACAGAGATTGAGTGCAACACAGATCACACCAAACCAGACGTACGGTGGTTCAGGAACAACAGGTGGCGGGAACGCGGCCTATGGTCAGAACTATGCGGCACAGGGTCAGGGAGCCAACATGGGTGGTACAGGTGGACAGGGTGGAAGATTCTACAAGACAATGAACGCATACAACATCAATGCAGAACACGTGATACACATGAGTATGTCAGATGGACTAGATAACCTATTCCCTTTCGGACAGTCAGTGTTGGAACAAGTTTTCAAAGTTTACAAACAGAAAGAATTATTGGAAGACGCAATCATAATCTACAGGGTTCAGAGAGCACCTGAGAGAAGAGTGTTCTACATCGACGTAGGTAACATGCCAACACACTTGGCGATGCAGTTCGTTGAGAGAGTCAAGAACGAGATCAACCAAAGAAGGATACCAAGTGCATCAGGTGGAGCGAACTTCATTGATGCAACATACAACCCAATGTCAATAAACGAAGATTACTTCTTCCCACAGACAGCAGAGGGTAGAGGATCTAAGGTAGACACACTTCCGGGTGGTACTAACCTGGGTGAGATTGACGATCTAAGATTTTTCACTAACAAACTATTCAGAGGATTGAGAATTCCAAGTTCATATCTGCCAACAGGTGCGGAAGATGGTGGACAACAGTACAATGATGGTAGGGTTGGAACAGCTTACATACAGGAATTAAGATTCAACAAATATTGTGCAAGATTACAGTCAATGTTGGCGGCAACATTTGACGATGAGTTCAAGCTATGGATCAAAACCAAAGGTTACAACATTGATAACGGAATGTTTGAGCTTAAACTGAATCCACCACAGAACTTTGCACAGTACAGACAGACGGAAATGGACCAAAGCAGAGTGGGAACATTCACACAGGTGGCAGAACTGCCTTACATGAGTAAAAGATTTGCACTGAAAAGATATCTTGGACTTACTGAAGAAGAAATGGCAAGGAATGCCGAACTATGGGCCGAGGAAAACAACGTGCCACAGAAGAAACAGACTAAAAACAATGAACTGAGAGCAGGTGGAGTCACACAGTCGGGCATATCAAGTGACCTTGACCAGTTCGAGGAACCAACAGCAGATCCGGAAGCACCAGAACCAGGGGTACCAGGACCGGGAGCACCGGGACAGACACCTGGAGGTGGAGCAGGTGGGTCAGGACCAGCAGGACAAGTTTAAGGTTAAATACGATTATGAAACTATTTGAATTTTTCACACACACAGCAGACGGGTTTGAACAGGACAAGACGTATGAACCCGAGAACGACATATCTGTGTTGGACGACAACGACACAAGAAAAACAAGATTATCCCTTAAAGATATCAACTCTTTGAGACTTGCATCAGAGGCACACGATGCACAGCAGAAGGAAGAAGCGGTGTTCACACAGAAGATGTACGGACAACCTGCAGGAACAGACGATCTAGCATTATAGCATGGCGGAAGTAGCTTTCGTATTAGGCAATGGCGAATCTCGGAAGGGAATCCGTGTGGACGACCTTAAGAAACACGGCAAGGTGTATGCCTGTAATGCCATATTCCGGACAGAGACACCGGACTACCTGATAGCAGTTGATCCCAAGATGGTTTTTGAGATAGTGGAGACAGATTATCCCAAGAGTAACCAGGTGTGGTCCAACTTCAATGGCCAGTACAACAAGAATCCAGTTGCTTTGAATCACATACGCTGGTTCAAACCCAGCCTGGGATGGAGTAGTGGTCCGACTGCATTGAGGATGGCGTGTGATCACGGGCACAAAGAAATATACATCCTGGGTTTTGATTACATGGGACACACTGTAGACAATAAAGGCACCAGGAAGATGTTCAACAACATGTTCAAGGACACAAGGAACTACAAACGTTCCAAGGATGACGCAACATTCTATGGCAACTGGATGAACCAGACTAAAAAGTGTCTACAGGACTATCCAGATATCAATTTCCATCGTGTCATTCCCGCGGGATGGTTCCAACCCAAGGATCTCGCATGGAAAGGCAAGATAACACATCCTACTACAGACGAATTCCTCGATAAGTTTAATCTTACACGTTAAATCCACTTTATTTCTGGTAAATATCCGTACAGACTGGTATGTATAAAGGTCCAGTGAATCTCCAAGAAACATTCACTGCATTGTATAAAGGTATCAAAGTAACAATCATGTTATAACAGTCCTAACCCATATAAAGGAGAAAAAAATATGGCAACAAGAAAAATAACTGCGAAAGTTATCGCTCAAGCCAGAGCTTCACACACAGGTAGAGACGGAGATTTATTCTTCGATGATTCTAGTAATCAATTCTTTATCTCTGATGGAACTACGGCTGGTGGTGCTCCGTTAGTATTAAACACACTAAGAAACGTAGCGGCATTCACTGCCTCTACTGCTCTTACAGTAGCACAATCAGGATCAGTAATCACAGGAAATGCGGCGGCAGGTATGACAGTAACTTTACCAGCGGCAGAGGCAGGCTTGCAATTCTCGATCCACGTTGGAACAACGATCACTTCAAACAACTTCATCATCACTGGTGCAACCAGTGCCGATGTATTCCAAGGACAGTTGGTCGCAAATGACTTCACTGACCTAGGTTCATTGACTGCATTGAATGAAAACGTTGCGACAGTGGCATTTGACCAACCGGCGGCGGCTGACTACAGAATCACTATGAACGGAACTACCAAAGGTGGTAAGTTAGGTTCAATAGTACACTGTACGGCTATCTCGGCGGCTATCTGGAACATCGATGGTTTCTTATCATCAGATGGTACATTAGCAACTACGTTCAGTTAATAGTTAGATCAAACTTCGAATCAAGCGGTGTCAATATTTTTGGCATCGCTTTTTTCACGAATAAATATCCACAATGGCAATACACAGAATCAGTTTCGAGACAATGCACTTCGTATCCAAGGGCGGAACCGATGGCACTGATGGCGGCATAGAGAAATGGGATGACGCATTCACCTGCTACGGCCCAGGTCCAGATGGCATCGAACACGAGGGCATAAGGTTTGGTTTTGGTTCCATGGACAAGGTTGTAGTATGTTCCAAGTGCAATCAGGCATGGGGATGGCGTGAGAGATTGTGGAAAGAACTGATGGATTGGGAAAAAATCCAAAACTCCAAACGTGGATTTTTCAACAACGTCAAGAGATACATTGGTTTCTAACATAAAAGTCTAGTTAAACCACCTTTCAGCACCGTTTTCTCACCTTTACAGTAAATACAAACACTTATAAGTACAAATCTTACGTAAAACAAAGGAGCACGTGTAAATGTCAAACAAT